TGCCAGTACATGACCCGATCAATGTGATCATTGAACGCGTCTTCAGTTCTCCTAGGTCGGTCTTCCGAGAATAGGAGCGAATACATCTCTTCAGAAGTGAAGTCTTTGAAGAGATTCCATCCGTGGTGGGATTTCCCCATCCCGGATGCTGAGCTTGTGAAGCCCTTCTTTAAGGGCCACGAGCATATCTTGGAGACCGTGTCTAGCACGATCTTCAAGGCCGCGTGTCCTTTTGTAACGACACGGGCTTTTGAAGGTTCTCTCACAACGGTGAGGTGAACCTCTCTAAGAACTTCTGGACTTGTGTACAGAACTTCATCTAGGCATGCGAAGAATATCGCAGTGCCTATTGACTCGAAATCGTCCTTACGGACGAATTCCAGTATATTACCTGTATCCAAATCACGGATTGGAACAGGCATTTCCTCGTACTTGGCCATTAGGTCAAGTATGGCTTGGGCAGTTCCGCCCTCGGCTCTCGTTGCTTCTGCACACGCAGAGCCTGTGACTGTGACACGAGCTTTCGTGTCCAGCCCTGTAAAGATGTGATCAGGGAGTTCCCTGATCAGATCCTCCAATGCTGTGTTGAATAACACAGCTTGGGTATTTGAAACCTCTGGGGGTGGGGAATCCACCGACAGAAGGAACTTCCTCTTGGATCTCAGGACCACAAGAGGAGGAGGTGTCCCAGAGCCTCTGGTCTGGGACAAGGTTCCTGCCAGGTAAAGCCTGGAGAAACCCTCATGCCTTACGGCTCTATCCCAGATAGGCCGTAGGAAGGACTGGACCCAACGGGGTTGGCAGTCCATTTCGTGGATGTGTTCCACGGGTTCATCCTGGTGTATTACCAGTTTGAACGCCTTACGAGCTCTTTTTAGATGCTCGTAATGCGTGACTTGCTCATCCAAAGAGAAGTCACTTACCTGACCGTCGAAGAATTCGTCGGTCAGGAGGACCGATATTGCTTGAAGCACATATAGGTCGTATTTCTGCCATGTCCAGACTTCTTCTGGATATGACAAGTACCGTTGAAGGAACAGTCCATCAACGGTCTTCAAAACCTCGATCAAGCGTTGCGCTCGATACGTGGTATTACGGTCTGTAGAGTAATCTGCAAACCGTTTACGCTCGTCCGGTGACCACACCGGATCGTGCTTTCCTCTTACGAAATGGGAAATCCTTCGAAAGAGTGTGTTGGCGAAGTTCCGCAAGGGATCG